GTTGCGATTGCACTAGAGAGAAATCTGTGCGCGGGTTGAATCTGCGCAACGGCAATAGTCAAAGTTGCGGCTGCTATCAATCCGATATAGATTTAATGAGTCAAAAGTTTGGACGTTGGCGTGTTGTCCGAGAACTTAGCACAAGGATACACGGCGAAGTTGCTTGGCTGTGCAAATGTGATTGCAGCGAAGAACGTGTAGTTAGGGGCGACAGTTTACGCAGCGGCAAAAGTCAAAGTTGTGGTTGCTATCGAGATGACGCAGCAAGAGAACGAATGACGGGTGAATCTGGCCCAGGGTACACAGATGGTGCGCACACTGCCACGATAAAATTCTACAACGAAATGCGGAGACGTGACAAGTATACGTGCCAAAGGTGCAACAAAACTCAAGAGGCAGAAATTAAAGACACGGGTAGGCAGTTGCATATTCACCATAAGGATTCCAACCACTATAATGACGTACCCAGTAACATTCAGACGTTATGCAACAGTTGTCACTCAACAATAGAAAGGGAAATCCGATCTATGAACAAGTCTGACGAATTAGACTTTGTTTACAATACTGATGAATACGATTTTGAAAGTCTAAAGGACATTTTAATATGAAAACTTTACGCAAAGTTCCGTTTGTTTGGCCGACTTGGATTACTCGATTAATAGCGGGCGAAGACAACTGTTTTTTCAAGAGCTGGCTAAAATGTCACTACCAGAACTATGACAAGACTCCTAGTGACTTTAACTCGGCGATGTGGAACATAGCGCACACAAAGATTCTGCGAAGTAGAGTTGACGAGCTGACTGCGCGGGGACATCGTGTACTAATCGAAGATCAGAACTCGTTCAAACTTGACTATTGTAGCAACGCAGGGCACAAGTGTGTCATCTCAGCCAAACCAGACATACTCGCATTCGGACAGAATAATGATGGCACTGAGTTTGCAGAAATTTCGGATGCCAAATCGGGAAAGCCGAAAACAAGTGATAGTGTCCAAGTGTATATCTATATTCAGATGCTCCCGCTGGCAGTGCCCGGCTACGCCACAACAAAGTTTAGTGGCTGCGTCGTTTACAAAGAAGGCACGCCCAACATTCAGATTCCGAACACGATCGCGGATGATACTGGTTTAAGAGACCAAATTTTCGCGACGATCGACAAAATAATTGGTCCAGAAGTAGCGTGTCGTAAGACTCCGAGTCGCATGGAATGTAAATTCTGCGACATTGCGAGAAGTGAATGTTCACAGAAATTCAAAGAAGTTTAAGGTGCGATATGATAGACTCGATGTTAAATTACCAATCGCCAATACCCCCAGATAAACATAAGCAGTGTTCTGACTGCAAGTTTTACAAATACAATAGCTGGCTTAATGACCACCAGTGCCCTAAGAACGAAGCTGCGAATCAATGGCGAATAATTGAACCCGCTGGTACTTGTGACGAATGGTCAAATGAACCAGACGAGTACGTATTGGACTATCAAATATGAGTTACAATCAAAAAACATGTACGGATATGAACAAGGATGAACGCTATGCGTATTGGTGCAAAAGAATGCGCAACGCCGTGATTTTCTGCATTGTGTGGTCCGCGTTTGTAACGTACACATTTAACTTGCAAAGTAGGATGATATGAACGACGAACGAAAAGATAATCAAGGCGATAGTGTTGACGACGAACGAAATGACATGGTAGACGTGACAGTGCAGTGGTACAAGGCGAACGTCGTGCGACTGGTGTTCAATGACAGAGTGATTTGGGAGACCAAGGATATTGCGTTGGACGACATTATAGACCCGGACACTGCGTTTAGCGAGACAACAATACGATTGGGCTTGCTAGAGGCGTCGAACTATACTCAAATTTTGTACCGTGGGCTTCAGGTCGGACGTCTTGAGCAGGTAAACTTGCTTGTTCAATTGCGAGTAGAGCAATGGCGGCTGAAAATAATGTTGTTTGAGCAGCAATTGAAACAACGCATGGTCGATATGGGATTTGCCAAACTGATCAAAGACGTTAACCCAAACGATCCAGACAGTTATACCCTAGACGACGAACCGGCCAGCTATGTTGAGGGCGAGTGCAACGGAATGTGCTGTGATTGCGAAGATTGTGTCAGTGAGGGCGACGAATGTAACAGCGACTGTGCTGGGTGCGACGGTTCGTGTTGCGCGTATACTGGCGTTGACGACATTGAATCGGACGACGATACGCTTCGACCATGCAAGGGGTGTAACGCATACCGAGATAGTTGTGCAAGCTGTGGCGACGCAGACCCAGACGACAGATATATGAACGACGGTGATATAAAAGACGCGGACGCAAATGCTCGACGTGTTGGTGGCGAAAAGTCTGATGGCACAGGCCTTGCTGATAACGATGATATTTATCGGAGAGATTGATGGTGCGTAAACGAATTAAACGCTGGATACAAAAGCACGTTGGCTGGGACGACCCGGAATGTGACAGCACAGATTGGGCGCATCCCGCGTGGTTTCGTGGCTCGTTGTACAGTTTGCATTGTGCAACAAAACTTGTCGAAGACGTTATCAGCGGCAAGAACGACGGCACAAGTGGAATGTACGAGGACGCAGACAAACTCCGCCAGATGGTTTTGGGCCTGAAACGAAAGGCTGATTCGTTTGTTGATGAACGGAATAATTTAGTGTGTGAACGTGACTCGCTGCGTTGCGACGTCGAACGGTTGACCAGAGAACTTAACGAAACTAAATGGAGTGACTGATGACTTGGATAATTTGGGTAATAATTGCTGCTATGATTTTGATTTGGCTGCTTAACGCATTCGCGATGAGCAGATTGAAGAAAGAACGCGAAGAGTTTGATAAAGAAACGCATGAACTTGCGAGAGAATACGATAGTCTGATGTGTCAACTGTTTGAATATCTTCTGCCGCTCAAAGCGGACATGGATCGACTCAAGGCGAACGTCGAGGGTCGCCACGTCGTGGGTCGCCACGCTGTTGTGAAGATCGACGACTGGCCGGAACAGTATGCGTTTGGGATTGACAGGTGTTGTGGGTTTATTCTGGACTGGAAGTGATATGATACTAAGATGCCCTAAATGTGGATCGACTGACGTAAACCTAGAGTGCATACCCCGACGTGGCGGGCCAGAGAAAGGCAGCATAGAATTTTTGGCTCGATGTGAATCCACTGAGACTGATTGTGGCGTAAGATTCTTTGTTTGGTATAAGACAACGTTGTCTAGTATATCACGAGATTTAATATGAAACGAAGATCGTTCTTGAAAATAATTGGGTTGGCCGTCGCCGCGCCGAGTAGTTTGGCGGGTGTTGTGCCTGGTGCTGGGGTTGCTATACCCGCTGCAATTAACCCTGCGTGCGCAGCTCTTGACTGTGCCGCAAACGGATGGGTTTGGTATTACTACAAGAACTGGCCGATTGATACTGAGTCTTTTGACGTCGCGGCCAAGATACTTGACGAACGTGTTAGTTGGATTGGGACAAAGACTAATGGCTAAAAAACCAGAAACAATATTCTCAAATCGGTTGTGTAAAGTCTTGGAGTCGCAGTGCGCCTGGATTTTGAATGTACATGGGCACATGTTACAACGCAGCGGCGTGCCTGATCTGGAAGTGATTCATAGGCGGTGGCTGGGTTTTCTTGAACTCAAGATGAACAAAAACGGTGCGAGCCCAAAACAAAAATCTGTTGCTGCTGCAATTGAATTGCGAAACGTACCAGTCTTTGTGTTTCGATGCGTTGCGTTTGATAACTGTGCGGGTGGCCACTGGGACAAATATGAATACATACTTGAAGATTTCGAGCGGCATGTAGTGACCAAAGTGGCTCGGTTAGACGGGCTGCTTGATATTCTGGCAGGGCTTGATTCGCAGTTGGTTGGTGAGTTTGACGAGGTTGATTAATTAAATTAAATTAAATGGGAGACGAACGATGAGCATGAGAAAGAAAATAATTTGTACCAGTTGTAAGGGTCGTGGCGTCCAGATGCACTCGGATCATGATATACACAATGCGACAATTACAGAGAAAGCTTGTGGTAATTGTTTGGGTAGCGGTATGTTGATAGAAGAAACAACTATCAATCACACACCCGCACCACCTGCTGGGCCGGGTTGCCCTGAATTATAAATGCGAGTTTTCAATTGGGAGACGAACAAGAAGCGGGAGACGAACGATGAGTAACGAAAGTTATGGTGACTTCTACGACAACGGACCAGGCAGTGAGAATTTCAAACGCCAGATGGCGCGAGACACATGTGACGCCGCAAAGTGGGACGCAGAACATCCAACGTCGCACCCGCTTTGTACGATGTGCCCTGTGCTTGAAAAGAAAATAGAGCTGCTGAAGAAACGAAACAAAAACTTGATGCTACATTTCGAAGATTTGAAAAGGAAAATCAAGCATCTTGAATCGAAAGGTGTATGATGAGTGACAAACAAAATAAGCACTTCAAACTTGCGAAGAGAATCATTAGTCGTTGGCCGAAGTGGAAACAGGCGATTGGTCTCTCGTCGTTGCGGAATACGTGCGGCAGATGTGGTAATTTATTGCACCAGACTGGTGTTTGTAATAGATGTGATTTGGAGTTATGATTGTGATTTAATCCGCGATCAGGAGACGAGCGATGATTGAAAATTTGCTGACAACAGTATTGGCATGGATAACAAGTGTGTCCGGCGGCAACCAATTTATGGCCGCTGCGATTTCCGCTTGGATTCTCGGCGTCGCCACGTACTTGTTGAGGAAAGTCCCGACGGACGTAGCACGGTTTGTGAAAAAGCACTTGACTACGTCTATCACAATTACGTCATACCATAAGTCGTTCTACCACTTAATGATCTGGCTTGAGGCTAACGGATATAGTAAAAAATTCAGGCGATTAAAAATTACTAATGGCACATGGGGTGAAAGCGACACAATTAAGACTGTTGGTTACGGGTGCCACTTAATGTGGTACTGTAAGACACCGTTGCTAATTGAACTCACTCGCGTTGATACTCGCACAAGCCAGGACAAAGAAGAAGTTGTGTTATCAAAACTGGGTCGCGGGCACTCCCTTTTTGACAAACTCTTGACTGAAATAAAAAAATGCAGCGACAAAGATTCTGGCACGATGACAATGATCCGTAAATACAACAAGGAATGCTGGTCTACATCGAAGCAGCCAAAACGAAATCTTGATTCAATTTTTATGTCATCAGACTTGCGTTGTCAGTTGCTCGACACACTCAAAAAATTCAAAGACAGTGAACAATGGTACATTGAACATGGAATACCATACCAGCTTGGAATCTTACTTCATGGACCGCCCGGAACCGGAAAGACTTCGTTGATTCGTGCAATCGCCGCACATCTTGATACAGGACTTGCCGTAATTCCCGCATGGCAACTTGACGCAGTAGCTGATTTTGAAGATGACAAAGATATTATTGTCGTCGAGGATATTGATTCTAATCCGTCCACTTCAAATAGAGACGCCAAAAATAAAGACGGCGAAAATAAGTACAGTGAAAGTACGAAAGCAATTATCAGCGGCGGGATTTCGGGAATACTAAACGCGCTAGACGGAATATCAATTAGTCATGGCAGAGTTGTTATTATGACGACGAACCATATTGAGAAACTCGACGCCGCGCTGCTTCGACCGGGTCGTATCGACGTGAAACTAGAGTTGGGGTACGTCACGGGCGAAGTCTTTGACGAATTTGCTGAGGCGTTCTTTGGTATTGACCCGGGCGATGGCAAGTGTGTTGCGCCAAAGCTTGGTGACCTTTGTAAAGATGTGACCGTTGCTGACCTTCAAAGCAAAGTCGTCATGGGCGAGTCGCTCGACTCGATTATTGCGTTTTGTTACGATACTAAAATACATAATTAAGGATTGAACGATGAACGAAAGTAAACTAGACATATTCATTGCAAAGATGAAAGTCGCTGCGTCGAACGGATCAAGCGGCCCAGAAAATACAACAAGCAGCGGGAAAGACCCGATGATGCAAAGGTGGTTGTACTTTACTAAAGAACAACTCGCGGAACAGGACGAGCGAATAATTCGTCTTTGCAAGTATCCTGATATGATTCCTGACGAATTGCTTGTGGCGTATGCAGATGTTCTACTCGCGTCGCTGGGTCAAATGAGAATGAGAAGAGGTGGGCGTCTGGGACGATTTATTGATAGCAAACTCCGCAAGAGTATACTAACTATTGCTGATCGGCTAGCAGATAACGGGGGCGAGGCTTATCCGACTGAGGCCCAGATTCGACATGAGATGGGCTTAAACCCGGATGGCACTAAAATAAACTTGAACGATGGGAGTTGAACGATGAATGACGAAAGTAAAAAGCTGATGGACAATAACGCAGGGCACCCATTTCACATTTCTGAGACGTGGCTTGCAGCGTTCGAAGAAATGCTGAAGATTGTTAACTTACACCCTCAAGATGACGCCCGTGATCGGATCAGAAACGTGCGTCGTGCGATTCTCGATGAGCTTGGTGAGACGGGCGACAAGTCAAAAGAGCCCAGCAAAGTTGTTTCAATACCGAGTGGTACTTGTGAGAGTACGCCAAGTACACCACAAACCGAAGACTTTTGTGATTGCAGACATGATGATGTTTGTGATATGCTAAAAGACAGGTGCAAAAGTATTGCCAACTTAGAGCGTATTGAACGATTAAAGACTCGCGACGAAATCTTGACTGCTGCTGACTACGCTGCGCTGCCGCGAGTAATTAACGACGAGCGTGTTGGGTTAGAGAAATGTAAACATGATGCGGCGAAGTCTGTGGTCACTACGTACGGCGATGGGTCGAGAACAATCAAGTGCAAAAAGTGTGGTTACGTTACAGATTATGGGAGAGAATAACAATGGGACCAAAACCTGAGATGACAAGTAAAACAAACCCTATCTTGGCGAGCATCTTGAAGCGGTACGTCGGGGCTGATAGCGTTGGCGCAGATATTATCGACGCACCCAACAAGTCTGGCGGTTCAGATTGGTACAACATGACGTGCCCGCGTTGCCCTTGGTTCGTTGACGGTGCGAAGACGGGGCAATACGCGCCGGTGACTGAAAAACGCGACCCTGGCGATTCTGGGCGGGTTACGGACGACGATACGCCATTAGATGCTACATTAGACGCCGCAATAGGCAAATTGAACGTTGCACAAGACAAATTAGCCGCACGAAACGCCAAAAATGATGTAAAATGGGACGAACTTCTTGAAGGCGTGGACGCGAGTATTGACGCGGACGAAGAAACGGATTGGATTGATACGGATGGCGTTAACGCTGATGGTGTACAGGTTGGTAACGCTGATGGTGTGTATGTTGGTGAAGAGCTTGACATTGGTGGCGGTTCCTATAGCGAGCCGGGCGGCGAGAGCCGATTGCCAATCGTGCGATGCGAACGACCAGAGTCGCAAGAGTGTTTGAATGAGTCGCTTTGTGTTAAACTGCTCGTTGCTGGTGACTTGATTCGGCAGCAGATGGCTGTGCAAAGAATGATGAATGATATTGAGTCACACGCCGGTGGCGACAATAGCGTGCGGCATAAACTTACTAAGAGCGCGAGGCGTAGTTTGAAGCTGCGTCGCGCGTCGAAGAAACGAGGGCGGTGATGAAAGTTTATTGTAAGAATTGCAAACAATGTAAGTATCGCGAGTTTGCGTCACTAGGTATAAACTGGGGCTGGTTCTGCAAACTAAAAGACGTAAAATCTGTTGATAGTATTGGGCATATAGTTGTTGACTTCTCAACAAGTAACTGTGAGAAACTTAATTTAAGTTTTGATTGCTCGAACTACATACGCAAATGGTGGAAATTCTGGGTGACAAATGACTGACAAAGAAATACGAAAGTTCTTAAAGATACAAGGCTTAGTGAAGAAGGAGTTGTATCGGGCGACGGAAAAGTTTGGTAAGTTTCATAATCCACACGAAGGCTATGCGATATTGCTCGAAGAAGTTGACGAGTTGTGGGACGATATTAAATCGAACAATCTTTACGGGTCGTGCGATGAGGCGATTCAAGTCGCTGCGATGGCAATGCGATATTTGTTCGACTTGATGCCGGATGACTTTGATCGAGACATGCATCGTGCGTTGACTGGGAAGGATAAAGACTGATGAAACCAGAATGGAAAGAACTTGGTGTGTCAACAGACCGAAAGGGCGGCTACGGAACAATCTTTTGGTGCCAGGGTTGTGGATGTATTAAGATAGAACGAACGAACTGAAAAGAAACCAAAGTACTTAACGCCGCGACGCGAAAAAGAACGTCGCGACGAAAAGAAGCATTTGAAAGAAACAGAATATGAAAGATCACTACGATTGCCGCCCGAAGGTCAAAGAGAATTTGGCGGTCGTGGCTGAAGGAGAGACTGATGGCTGATAAAGAAAAAAGACCAATCGTATACTGGGATAAAGAAAGTGAAGAACGACTCACGCACAAGGACCAGGACGAAGCTATTGAGTATGTCTTAGATGAGATGACTGCGTTGCCAGAAACTCTGGAGATTTGCGGGTATGCTAAAATGGCGTTGCCCACCCCAGAAAACTTGGGCGACGACGTTTTATCGCAACTCCTGGAAAGGCTAGACGAAGACTATAGTGACCCGGCTCGCAGTTATTCAGATGCTACAGACGCAATGAAAGAATCTGCTGAGACTTTCGCCAAGACTGTTCTGGATGAATACGAAAGTTGGGCGTGTGAAGTTGTGAAACGCGAAACGATCGACGTTATGAAATGGGTCAAAACACATCGACCGGATTGGCTGGTGAACTCATGACAGACAGATGCCCAAATTGCAATGCTTGGACTTATAGTTATGAGAAGGGACACGAATGTCCACCGTTGTGGTTGGTGCAGTGTCCTGAGTATGACGACGAGACATGGGACGAGGTCTATGCTGTTGCGGCTGAATATGCGGCGAAGAGCTGGGCGGAAGAACATGACCGGAATTGCAGTCATTATATGATGGGTGGAGATACGATCGTCGTGGTTGTGAAACTTGAACCCGAAAAAGCGTGGGAGCAACATTGTATGCGAGACGAAGAGATAGAAGTCAAGACATTTACGTGTAGCGGCGAGGCTGTTCCGACTTATACTGCGGAAGAGATTGATGGAAAGAAAGATGATACTACTAATTAACAAGGAGAATAGATATGCATGGACCTTATGATGAGTTGCCCGATTCACATAGTTCGAGTTGTGATTGTTGGTCCTGCCTGCCAGTACCGACGAACCGGTCGTCAACTCAAGATTCCCCACATTGTTCGTCACAGACGGTCGATATTGATAGGCTGTGCCGTAAGATTGATGACTTGGTGGATGAACTCCGTAAAGCTAGGCTTGGAGATCAGAAATGACAAGGCTATACATAATGGTTGGGAATGTAGGCAGCGGTAAATCAACGTGGATCAAGAAATTTCTATCTGAACAAAAAGATGAGCATACTGGTGAGCATAAAGATGAACGTTGGGCTGTGGTGTCAAAGGACGCTATTCGTTGGATGCTAGGTGGCGGTGACAAGTATATCTTTGACGAGAACCTTGAAGACCTCATCGAACTCGAAACAAATGAGATGATAGAGGGTCTATTAGATCGCGGTGTTAACGTCATTGTGGATGAAACTAATGGCGACGTATTAAGCAGGCGAAACATCTTTGATGTTACTTGGCCAGATATAGACGTGACTGCTGTCTGTATGCCATTTGTACCCAGACTGGAAAGCTTGAAACGAAAGTCTAATCCCGATGCTAACTATGGCACATCTCAAGAAGTATGGGACATTGTATGGCGCAAGAAAAATGACCAATTTGTTATACCAACAGTAGACGAGGGTTTTGATGAAATCTTGTACGTTAGTACGTAGATAAATCTGATTGAAGTTGGGCGGTGGACGCCGCGATTCGTTCGCCGTTCAACATTTTACTTTTAATCGTGAAAGTGGGTGTAAACACTAATGACACACAAAGAACTAGTTATATGTGCTAAGCAGAGACTGTCTGGAAGATTTTCTTGCAACCCAGTTTTCAGTGAACAAGGGTCTGCACGAATCTCGGAAATGCCCGATGCTATTGGCTGGTCACAATGCGATTGTTACACGATCGAATGCAAGCGAACGTTAGCTGATTTGCGTGCAGACCAAAATAAACCACATATACAAAATCCATCGTTAGGTATGGGTACATACAGATATTATATGCTAACAAAAGACTTGTATTCAGAGATAGAATCAAATGCGTTAAAGTATATTCCAAATGAATATGGTATTTTAATTGCTAATCCTATACGAGGACCGAGGCACTCTTCTATGCCTCAAGCAAGTCTTGAATTTAACAGCAATGTCAAAGCAGAACGTGACTTTCTTAGGTCTCGTGTTTTAGAAATTCAAAGATTTGGCATGTAGCAAGCAATCGTGAATCGCACAGTTTTAATCGCAAGTTATGGAGTCGGGTGACGGATGAAACAAGAGGATATAAATCGCTTTGAGAAGTTTATTGGCAAGCTTCAAGGCGTGCAGAAGCAGGCGGAATACCAGTGTATGTCTCTCTGCCCGTCGCACGGGGATGCAAATAATTCGCTATGGACGACGCTCAATGAGAACGGCAAGATTGGCATACAATGTCACGGCGGTTGCAAGGTAATTGAAATTGTATCTGCAATGGGATTCAGCGGGTTGGGAATTCTGTATGGCGCGCCACAAATCATTGCTACCTATGACTTTATAACAGAAGATGGAGAACTTTTATATCAGGAAGTTAAGTACGATAAAGAGACAAGTCAAAGTCGTTTCGCCGTTCGTCGTTTGAATCCAAAGTATAGCAAAACAGTTGATAGCATTGACAGCGACGGTGCGAAAGTTGCAGTGCATGTAGATAGCAAAGGCAAGCGTGCTGATAAGTGGATTTACGGCGTGCCGAAGGACGGTGGGGGTGGCGCAGGCGGTGCAGGCGGTGGGTTGCGGATACTATATAATCTACATGGCGTTGTTGTGTCGCGGAAGAGCGAGAATGACGACGGCGCTGAGCGCGGTGATGGCAATATAGTATTTATGTGCGAAGGGTCAAAAGACGCGAAGACTCTGCGGAAGCTGGGTCTAACACCTACCGCCGCACTAATTAACGATTGGATTAAGACTGACACTTCGCCGCTCGACGGTCGTTGTGTGGTTATTCTCGTTGACTATGACGAAGATAGCACGAACGGCATGAACGCAGGCGAGACGAAAGCGCTCAAAGCTGCGCATAATAGATACGGAAAAAGTACAAGCGTAAAGTTACTTAGGCTGCCCGGCCTGAAAGAGATTGGCAATCATAGTGACGTCACTGATTGGTTGAATGTAGGTGGTTCTGGACGTGACGCTAGTTGGGCGTTGAACGGTGTGGGTGCTGGTGTTGGGCGGGCAGATGACGGAAACGCGAGAGCGAAAGCTGCACTCTTGGCACTCGCGTTGAGTAACGATTTGCAAGAGTGGCAGCCATGCGAGTCGATCAAAGCACGAATTGAAAACGGCGAGATGACGGGCTTGATATTTGAGAAGGGATTTCCCGGCCCAATCTGGGAAACGTGGTACAGCGTTTATCACTCGTTGACCGACGGGCTGCTGTTGTCTTATGATAAAGACTGGTTGAAAGGATGCATAAAGTCACTGCTCTATAATGAGACTGAACCGGACACGCAACTCAAAACGATTCAACGGATGTTGAAATACTGCGGTGACGGAAAATCTAAAGACCCCAACGCGCCGTTCAAAGGAACACCGAGAGATTACGAAGAGATTCTGCGCGCATGTCAAATAGAGGTCGGGCTTGACATACATAAGCACGCAACTATGCCCATTTTTCGGAGTTCATACATGCCAGAGCATGAACGCGACTGGGCGGCAAGTGACATAGTGATTATGAAAAGCAGCAACTTTCATATCCCGTCGCGACGTGCTTATCCTAGAAACATGCAGTCGTGCATCGCTCGCCATGCGTTGCCATTTGATTATGACGCCGGCGCAAAGTGCCCAAAAATTCAAGAGTCGCTACGGGTGCAGTGGGATGATGACGTCGAATCAATAGAGTTGTTCTTGCAATTTATATTTCTGTGTATGATATCTGCGCCGGGTAAGTACAAAAGTATTCTAAGTATGGTTGGGCTACCTGATACAGGTAAATCAAAATACTTACAACTAATTGCTGAATTTATTGGTGTGAAAAGTTGCGAAGCAATAAGTCTTAGTAAAATTGGAAATCAATTTGAATTGTTCAGGACAATATTCTCTAAAGTACTGATGTGTGACGATGAAAATGTAACGAAAAAAGACTTTATGGATGGCACGCTTACAGAAAATATGTTAAGCATTGCAGCAGGCCAGCCAATACGTGTTGAGAGAAAGGGCGGCATTATTGAGACGCGGATTATTCCAGCACAGATGATTATCGCAGGTAATAAACCGCTGCGTATGCACGCTAATTCTAGTGGTTTGGCTGTAAGACTAAAGTTTCTGGTGTTCAAACATGTTTACGTTCGTGGTGGCGACATGATAATTAATATTATAGATGTGTGGCGCAGTGAATTGCCCGGATTAATGAATCTTGTACTCGAATCTGGTGAGAAATTAATTGCCAACGACGGGTTTATTGAGCCTGCATCGTCTGCTGAGATGCGTGAACAATTTGAAACTGGTGCGAATCCTGTTTTGAGACTTGTTCGTGACTGGTTTGATCAGAATGAGCCGGGCGACGTTGTACAGTGGGTTGTTAAGTTGAAAGATATGGAGACGTACTACGATCAATATTGTGAAGAGTTTAGAGTTAAAAATAAATTAAGCGGGCCGCAATTCAAAGATGCATTGTCTTCGATATCTGGGATTAGTAAGAAGAAGATTAATACGCGGCATATTGATAAGTCAACAGGGAGTAGAACTGGTGACAAAACTACAACATGGCGTTGGTCTGGTTTACGACGAACGGGAACTGACGGAACTCTTGACGACCGTTGTGCGCCAGGGGCCGCGAGGAACGAGTTTTGAAATGCTATTGGAGAATGAGTTTTGAAATGCTATTGGAGAATGAAATGAGAGAAAAAGAGCTTGAGCAGAGAATTGCTGATATTATGAACGGGCGAGATTTTAAGACACCTGAAGATAGTTCAGATGATTGTACGCAGTTTAATCGCCTAACTAGTGAAATCCTTGACTACTACGGTACTGATGTAAGGGGGTTTTTAGACTACGCTATGCTTGTCAAAGAGTATTTGAATCTAATGGACCCCAATATGTCACTGATGGATGCAATTGAAGTTATTAAAGTAGCACAGTTAATTAAACCAGTTGAATGCTGACGTGCTGTAAAATTATAATTCTCATTCCCGCGAGGCTGTAAAATTATAATTCTCATTCCCGCGAGGCTGCAAGTTATAATTCTCATTCCCGCGAGGCTGCAAGTTATAATTCTCATTCCCGCGAGGCTGCAAGTTTTAATACGCACGTGCTTGTTGGAATACGTACGTTGTATATTGAAAATATGTGCGTTGTATATTGAAAATATGTGCGTTGTATATTGAAAATATGTGCGTTGTATATTGAAAATATGTGCGTTGTGTGTCGTTGAGGACGTAAATAATACAACTATAATACAACGATAATACAACTATAATACAAATGTAGTGTCACTATGTTATGACGTAACCGTATAATTTACCAATAGTTACGTTCGCCAAAAATTTCGGTAATACAAATAATACAAGTTTTGGTTCGCACTGCTGCCATAGGCGCTTATAATATAGTAGTATATACTATTATCTGATTATTTACTACGCGCGTGGGCAACTTTCTTCTAAAAGTTGTATTACTTGTATTACGCATACATAACTACTGTTAGAATATACAGTTAAGTATACGTCTGTTTGTATTATTGTTGTATTTTCGTTGTATTATAGTTGTATTACGCGGCATGGTTTCAAGCGTGTTTCAGGCCTGTTTGACATAGTAACCACGGGAAAGAGATTTGTAATAAACGCAACATTGAAATAAATTTTCAAACGTTCAGCAAAAGTTTCCGTGCGCACGCGGGATTGCCAAACAACAGACGCATTTTCAACTAATACACCTAGCTACAATTCTTCTTCCCGCGAATGATATTTATAACCGAACGTCAAACGTAGAAAGGCACACAATGAAATTCAGAAAAGAGTATTCGTTTCTCAGCAACTTTCACAACTGTAAAATTCAATATCAAAACGAAACCTGGACAACAGCGGAACATGCGTTTCAAGCTGCGAAAGCATTGAACGGCGAAGACGTGCAAAAGATTCTCAACGCTGCGACGCCGGTGGAAGCAAAGAGACTAGGGAATATCATTGTGCGTTGCGCTGACTGGAAAGACAAGCAACTCGAAACAATGCGTGAGATTGTTCTTGCGAAGTTTGACCAGAATATCTTGTTAATGAGAAAGTTATTAAATACTTGGCCAACGTATATCGAAGAAGAAAATATGTGGCACGATAATTTCTGGGGCAACTGCTGCTGTCCGCAGTGCGTCGGGAAGTTTGGCTTGAATCATCTTGGCAAGATTCTAATGCAGATTCGTGAAGATAGAATTTGCTACGATGAGAAACATGATGTGCAGCATTAAGCAATATTGAAACCAAACACAATAAACCGGAGAACAAGAATGAAAACTAAAACAAAAGCAATCCGCAAATGGCTAATCAACCACACACTCGAAATTATACTTGTGTCGTTTCTTGTTGGCCTTGTTGCCGCCGCAAATCTATTGTAAACTACTGTAAGCAATGTCGTGTGTTAAATAAACCAAAGGTGGACTTGGAGACGAATAATGAAAAACTTTGAAGACAAATTTAATCCTTTCGATTGTGACCTTGGTGTCAATTGTGCAGGCATGGCTTGTGATGAATGCAAAACAATTGCAGAATACTGGTATCGAGAAGCTTTGGAATGGATGAAAGCAAAGTTGGGATGTGAAATCCAGCCGGGCGATGTAGAATACTTTATTGATAATGAGCTTAAAGACGAAGACGAGGAGTTGAAAGAATGAAATTCATAACAGGACTTCTAACCGGCGCGATCGCCGCAACAACAATAATCATCGGGCCGTACAACGTGGCGTCGAGCGTCGTTGCGTTTATCAAGTATGTTCAGAATCTTTGAGGATAACCAGATGAGAAAGATAATTCAAAAGCTAAAATGTAAGTGGGGATTTCATTCGTGGGACGAAGTCGAGTTCTATAGCACCACAATATTTTACCCACTAAAGGCGTGGCCAACGCATGTGTATTGCCTGCATTGCCCACAACGCAAGAAGTGTTGAATAACACTACAACGCCGCGTAGGGCAACGAACGACCCAAAACGTACAACCACGCCAATCTGTGGCACTTCGACGCCACACGGCCAATTCTGGTGCGTTCTGAGCCGGTTTGTGGATATTCTGTGCAATACAAGCGTCTTTGTGGCACTCATTTCGCCAAATAGTATCCACAAACGTTCGGCGAGCGACTAACCACGTCCCATAAGATATATTATGTTTCATAGGAATGTGGGTTATTGAGCTGGAAACGCAGGTTTTAGGTTAAACGGGTTGAAAAGTGATAACAAACTCCCGCCGAAAACGCCTGACACGGTGACATTGCAAATAATAATCTCAAGAATTATCTGCATTTATGTGCTAGTAATGGCGATTTTAGGCTATTTTCAAAATAAGTGTTGCAATTTTGAGATTTCAACCGTTTATAAGGTTAAGTAGAGAGAAGAAGGAAATGCGCGATGCAATAAACAAGAATGAAACCAAGAAAATCGACACAAGAATTCTGCCGCATCTTCGCCATCGGCCAGCACACTGGCCAGCAGACTGCTTTTGCAGAGAATATTTCTCAGAAGTAAGCGGGCTGATTCCGAAGTTTTATACGCTAGACGCATCGTTTGAGAGTCTGGCGACGCCCTGGGTGAAACATTGGCTGATTAAAAATCATCAGCTTTTGAAAGAACAGCGTGAAGCGGTGAGTCCTGTGTTTTCTCAGAATCGGTCAGACCGGCGACAGGCAGCGATCGACGCTCGGATTGATATGAGGGACTTTGAGAAGCAGGAGAAGTTAGACAGGCGGGACGCAGCCATAGACGCCGGGACGTGTGACTCTGCGTACACAGGTAATTGCTGGGACGATTGCCGTGGAAACGGCGTTCGCGGTGCGTGTAACAAATGTACTGGCCAAGTTGTTAAGGCAGGCGGAACAGAATATACAAGACAGAAATCGCGACATACTGACTCTGATGGCGCGAGGAGTTGCCGCATTACGTCTAGCCGCGTTTATGAGGGTGAGCCTGAATAGGCTTAATAAACCAACCAAGAATAGAAAACAAGAATAGAAAAACAAGCAATAAACGAGGATATAAATGAACGGCAAAGACTACGAAGACGAATTCGAATACACCTGGGCGGGTCACGACGGACGCCCCACGTATATGCAAGGCGAGGGCGAATGTGACATGGATGACAGCCAGAAACCATGCGACATCCTCGGTTGTTCTGAAGATGGCCAGCTATTGGAATCATTCGAGGATGGTATTGACTTCGAGCTAATTGACGACCGTGGAAGAACTATAGAGCACGGCGAGAATTTCAGGATTTGTAGGGAACATCTTACAGAGAGTCACGATTCACATTGGTACGCCACACATCCAGAGTTTCTAGGGTTCTCGGAGCCCGCAGAGGATTAAACAAGACGAACAACACACGAACGTAATGCAACAAGACGAACAACAATGACCGACTTCCAGCGAGAATACAGAGACAGCGACCCACTAATCGACCAAGTCTGTGACTGGATAGCGCAGAAATGGACGACGAGCATGGTCGCGTTTCAACTTCGTGAGATGCTCAAAGACCCGGAACTCAAAAGCAGCACAGTCAAGAATCTCATTAAGTCCGCAAGGGCACGTATCGTCGAACGATATCATATTCCCGTCGAAGAATATAAAGGCGAACAAATCGCGTGGTACGAATTAGTCATGCGTGGTTATCACAAGTCCGGTGAATTCGGTAACGGCGTTCCTGCAAAGATGTGCGACAGACTACGTGCAGCGGAACGCCTCGACGCACTTCTTAATCTAGAAAACGTTACGAACGACGATCCGGCTGAACAAGCCAAGAAGATTCACGAGTTTCTACGCGCCGCCGAAGCGACGGTCGGCCAAGAAACGGATAAAGAATCAAGCGACGCAAACACAGACAAATCACAAAGCGATGCAGACACAAGTGACACAGACAATAAGCTAAACAAAAACGAGGAACAAGGCGATGGAAAAGAAACAGAACCAAAATCAGGGTAGTAATACAGGCAAGACGGTCAACTTGCAAGGCACGGCAAAGATGAAAGTTAATGTGACTGCGCATGGTCGTCAGTATGGTAGAGACATGCAGCTAAAGCACCAGATACTTGAAGAAGTTCGTCGTATTCAGCCGCTGCCAATAGAACTACAACGAAACAGCCAAAATCAGTTTGTTTCCAAAGCGTACCCGGAATGCACGCTCAAGCTAGAATACAAAACACGAACGGCGAGAGCAATCGCAGCGATTCGTCACACGGCGAACAAAGCCTGGACTTTGATTAGTGATTGGGCTAGAGGAATAAACAACCATTTTGTCAGATAGGCAAGTGCGAGATGCGGGTTTTGACAATTGAACAACAAGACATGCAACAATGACAGAAGCAATAAACGCCAACTCTGCATTAACGCCACGATGGACAAAGCTTTTCTACCACCCAGAGCAGAACAGGCTTTGGAACAGTACCACTCGTTTCAAAGTGGCGCACGCTGGACGTCGTGCAGGCAAGACGGAACTTGCAAAGAGAAAGATTGTTATTGAAGCAATGCGATGCGATAAGCCGCAGGGCAGATTCATTGCTGCTGCACCGACGTGGCGACAAAGCGTCGATATCTGGTGGGACGATATTTTGGCACTTGTACCCCCGTGGGCTTTACTCAATGGCAAGCGAAGCGTATCACTAAGTTTCAGGAAGATAACTTTATGGAACAACGCAACGATTTCCGTTGTTGGTCTTGATAAACCTGAAAGAGTTGAGGGCAGTGCGTTAGATTTCTTTGTTGGTGATGAGTTTGGAAATTGCAAGTCCACAGTATGGGATCAGAATATTAGACCCGCATTGTCAACGATTGGTCGCCCTGGGCAGGCGTGGCTCATAGGGACGCCGGAGGGCAGAAATCATTACTACCAAATTTGTCAGGACGCGCTGAAACGAGACGATTGGGATTCGTTTAGCTGGTGTACAGCAGAGATTAATCCTGAAGAGGCAGAAGCAGCAAGGGGTGAACTTGATGAGCTAACATATTCGCAGGAATATGGTGGCGAGTTTGTCAACTTCTCAGGTCGAGCGTATTATACTTTCGATGATAACTTGAATTGCCCGCCAGATAAAGAAAGAGTACTGTATAACGAAAGCTACCCGCTGTGTTTTAGTTTTGACTTCAATAGAGTTCCTGGAACAGCAGTGATTTCTCAGGAGTTGCCAGCGCCTGAGTGGCTAATCAAACGTAATCAGGGGAAGAACAAGGGGACAATAACGAGTGTCATCGACGAAGTCTTTTTACAAAAAGGCAGTACGACGGAGAAAGTTTGTAACGAATTGCTTCAACGGTGGAGACACCACAAGGGACTCGTTAAACTTTATGCGGATGCAACAGGTGGCGCGCACACATCGTCGGGTGTCGCAGGTAGTGACCTTGACATCATAAATGCAAAACTTGATGGCCCTTTCAATGTTGAAGAAAATTGGCCAAAATCTAACCCGCCAATTCGTGTCAGGATAAATACTGTTAACTCCAGAGTTTGTTCTGCTGCGGGCTACATAGGCACAATCGTAGATCGCAAGTGCAAGTATCTTATACGAGACCTTGAAGGCGTCAGTTGTGATGACGAAGGTGGCATCTTAAAGAGTGACACTAAGAGCTTATTGACGCACATATCTGATGCTCTGGGATATTTTATGTGTGTTGAGCATCCGCTGGGCGGCGGAGCGGCTTGGAGTAACAGAGGATTTTGATTTTAACAAGAGGAACAAAATGAAAGCGAAACAACCCGAACCAAAAACAATTGAAGAGATGCAGGAAGCACTTAAAGAAATAACAGATAAATTAAATCCGGGCAGAGAGTTCCCGGACCCACGCCCGTCAATTAGGCCATTCGAGCCATTTGATACGCAACCACACGTTTGTCCAAACTGCGGTCATTGCCCAACGTGCGGCAGACGAAGTTATCCGTGGCCAGTAGAAGATATTCAATGGCCAAGACGTCCGCTGCCTTGGGAATATCGCCCTAATCCGTATTGGAAATATCAACAGCCAGATCATGTTATGTGTGTAGGTTAATCATGAGCAGATCATACAAATACAACCCAGACGAGCAAGACACGTCGAGCGACACACTTTTCGACGACAGCCAACTATCAACAGGCGACGTACAAATATCAGCAAACAGTGGTGCGACGGGCGACTTATCAGTGACACGCCAGCTATCAAGCAAAGCCCGTAAACGCGCGGACAAACAATTCCGCAAACAGCGTCGCCACGACGATCGACTTTAATGCAAATTCAAATAAACCAAATAATCTGAGGAGATTAAAATGAGCGAAAGTTTGAAGAACATAGATCATTCGTTTGATATTGCAGTAGGCGACGTAGGCTGCACGATTAGAAAGGGTGACCACTGGTCTACGATTCCTGTTGGAACCGATTTGCTGCTAATGAATTGCTCGGTCGGGCATCGAGGACCATGCACAGCAGATTGCGCCAACGAAGGAACGGGACGAATTCTTGGACACTGGAAAGGCGAGTTCAGTAAACTGCCACCAGCGTTACTAGGAATTGAACACAACGTCAGTGCAAGAAACTTTGACGTACTGCGAGAGATGATGCGGGTAGGTTATGGTGATATAGCTGACGAGGATATTATCACCGCGTTAATTTACGTTCGGAGCCAGAGTAATTAGTCGCCACGACGATCGTCGTGCGTGACGCAACAAACAAAACAGAGGCGAAAGGCGAACAATAGTTCGAGGAGACGGCAAATGAAATTCATAGTAGACATACCAAACTGGGACGCAGCGAGCGTCACTACAACAGACGGCAGACAAACACCAATTGGAGGGGGAATGGACTTTGTGTGCAGTGTTGCAAGAGAAGTGGACAAGTTAAATTTCAGCCTTGAATTGTCTCGCGTAGACTTAGACAAACCAGCAGTCAAAAATAAGCCAATGCAATCAAGTTCAGAATCCGGCGCAAGCGGATCGTTGTCCTTTGCGTGACGTTTATCTGGAATCGTTATAAGAATAAGTAGCACAGTGCCGAATAGGCAGAAAATGTTGAATAAACAAACGAAAGGGCAGAGAATGACTGGCGAAGAAAAGAAGGAAGAAGAGAAAAAACGTATAGAGAAGTTTGTAGGTAAATTGGTCCGGGTCGAGGTAACAGTAGAATCGGGCGAATTTTATAGGCTATACACAAAATCATTCCTAACAGTAACGAAAGGCTACTGGCACATATTTGATGGTTTTGAAGATGAAAGTTGTTGTTTGCCAAAACGTATCCAAATACAGGCGGGTAATATACGATCAGTAGTTGTCAACCAGATAATTGAGGAGAACGACAATGGCAGAAAAGAAAGTTGAATTCGAAGCATACGAGCATCATGGCACAGTTGTATCAGTACGCAAAGACTTGAGAGGCACGCATTGGGACAATTGTCTCTGCAAGTATTGCGGGCTATTCAGACCGGGGACACCGGAAAAGAATTGCGTGATTGCTAACGCGGTTTACGCAAACTGTTTGGCGTTCAACTTGTGTACGCCAGTCTATGAGTGTCCTGACTTTCAATACGGCGAACCGTGCTTCGATGACGTGCAAACCAAAGAGGAGAATGACGATGGTAAGTAAGCCAAGAATTCCAAGACCAAACTTTAGCAAACTAATAATCCCATTCCTAGTCCTAGTCCTCGTCGCAATGTTCAGCGCCGGGTGTTTCCAAGACTTGCTGATCCCAACGTACATCGGACCAGAAGCAAAAAAGTATGACCCTGCCAATGAATCAAGTAATTTAAGCGGCGCAAATGACGCAAGTGACATGAGCAACATAACGTCGATATTCCCGTGGCCAACGTTGTGGGACGCAAAGCAACTCGCAATACGAATGCAACGCAAGAACGAAGTCGAACAGCGAGACGTAGGTAGGCTTCTTGTTGATAAGGCGTCACACTATGCGTATATTGCAAAAGGGCATTTCTCAAATATTGAAGATGCGGAGCAGTTCAAGCGCACGGTTTTTTCGCCGACTGGACCGATCGGCCTTCTAGTCCCGACGCTCGCCGCATTCGGAATTGGCGCGATGGGCGTCACGCGACCCAAAGACAAACGCAAACTCAAGGACAAAGATAAGAAGATTGTTGATCTTGAGAAGACTGTTGTTGGTACAATTAGCAATACTACTTCGGTAAGTTAAGAGTTATAAATCAAAGGCGACGAGCATGAGATTAACTATTGTAAGCGGGCACGAGAAAGCATTAAGCCACCACGAGTCTGACCATATTACGTTCTGTGAAGATGGTAAAACGCTGAGCATAGGGATTGGCCCTGATGATGATAATGACCAGTATAATTGCGGTAAAATATGGGTCATTATTAACAAGGAGGACGAGAAGGGGACGAAGGTATATTTGAATGACCGCCATGGCAAAAATATCGAAACGATATTCGTTCTGGGTAAAGACCATGTATGCTTAGTAGATTTCGAGCAGGACGATTGTCCTGAATGTGGGGGTATGTCAACGACAAGTTAATGAAACATTCGAACCATGTGTCTTCGACGAGAAGCAGCGCGGCTTGATACGTTAAACGAGGAAATTAGGATGCGTAAACTAATTCAAACAATTGAATCAGATGCAGTAGAGGTTTCAGATGTAAATTTAATGGGCAACAAAATATATGCAACAGTGTATATTGGCGATGTGAGCAGACTTTATAATGTTGATAATATGTTTGCATTTTGTCAAGTTTTTGGGGTTTGGTCGATTCCGTCCAAAGGTGTAGTAGGCGGGGGAATTCGCGCGTTTAAGACAGCCATCGAAGCAGTACAAGATATGGTTAATTTTCAAGAATCTCGCAGGCTAGATGGGCACGTTGATAGAGTTTGCGAGTTTGATACAGGGCAAGAATTTACACGCTGGGCATTTGATCAAATAGAGATGGTTGATGAGTTAGAAGACACGATTGTAATTCTCGATGACAGTGGTGTAACGTCAGTAAGTTAAACAAATTGGTAGCAAGGACGCAACACGTTAGACTTTCGAGGTTAGCGTGACGTCACGGATGACACAATGAACAACAATGTACCCGCCAAGCCAACTTCGCTATGCAGCACGTTGCTAAAGCTCAAATGTGGTGGGTGTTTCGGAGTGTAGCCTAATTTGGCAGGGCGCTGCGTTTGGGGCGCAGAGATTGGAAGTTCGAGTCTTCCCATTCCGATTCATTTTAGCTAGGGAGCAGGGCGTTTATCATACGCGGCGGACGACTCAACGTCTAACCGACACCTACATTATAAATCGAGGGCGTCCGCCGCAGGAATTATAATTATTGCTCTAGGGCTTGTAGCTCAGCTAGGTAGAGCGTTCCGTTTGCACCGGAAAGGCCGCTGGTTCGATTCCAGTCTTGTCCATTTGTAGTCTAAAACTAAACAAGTAAACCTTCTGAAGGAGTTGGCGCGATGGCAGAAGAAACAAGAACAGCACTGATAGCATCAGTGAAAGAAAGAGAAAAGTCACTCAAGATTGTTCTCAAAAGAATCTATGATCAAGTGGATGTCATACACTTGGTGCTAAACTTTTATGAATCAGTTCCTGAGTGGCTAAAAGACAAACAGAAAGTTGTTTGTCACCTGAATACGGAGAATAGGCACGCGCACGACAGTATATGGAGCTGGGTGCCCGAGTCTGGATACGTTTTTTGCATGGACGACGACTTGATGTATCCACAGGATTTCTGTGAAAAATTAATAGAGGCTCTTCGCAGGCATGAGCATAAAGTTGTCTGCACGGCGCACGGAAGTAATCTCGTGCTACCAGCAGGGGACTACACAGATTGTAAGCAGACTTGGGGCTTTTCTGACAGGCTTGAGCGGGATATTTTCAACGACTTGTGCGGCGTGGGTGTCTGCGGATTCCATGTTTTGACATTTGAAGATTGTCAACTGGGTTTGAATTTGTTCAAAATTCCCTTCATGCGCGATCTTTATTTTTCGTTGCATTGCGCAAAGAACAACGTCCCAATCGTCAACATCGCGCGACCGAGCCAATGGATTCTGCCACTTGCGACGCCGGGAAGCACAGTATACGAAGAAACGTTGAACAACGAACGTCTCAGAGCATTAAAAAACCGCGTTATGAAAGAGCAGCTACTCCCATCGTTGCATTGCGCGAATCACGACGGTTCAGGGCAGTACGTTTTGATTACAGACTACGGCTTTGATTCCCGTTTGATTTCTAAGACACTCCGGACGCTCGACGAAGTGTCAGACGAGGAAACAAACATTGTAGTATTCAGCGATGAGTTGAAAGACTATAGTTTCCAAAAACAGGGTGCTTACGAATCAGCAGACCAGAAAAGTCGAAAAGTGTTGACACAATTCGTGACGCCCGACGAACGATCAATCGGTCGCATGGGGTCGAAAGTGCTGACTCAATACAGATTCATCTGCGGCTTGCCAAACGGAAGTCGCGTGATTAGCGCTGATGGTGACTTATACTTCATGCGTGATCCGTTTTTGGCGTTTGCAATTGATAGTGCCACGAAAGAGTATCGTCGTTCAGATCGTTTCGACATTGGAGTCACGACAAGATGCGAGCCATATAAGTACCCAATCAATGGTGGCGTTGTGATGTTTCGTGTTAATGATCGTGTCAAAGACTTTTTACGTTTCTTGATTGGCCAGGTTTACGAGTTAACAGACCCAGATTTGATATCGTACCAAAAACGATTTGGGCATGACAAGCAAGAGAATCCAGCAGACTGGTATATTGACCAAGATATGTGGAACGTTGCGTATCTTGGTGACGACCGTTTGAAAGAGCATTTCGGTGTTAAGATTACTGACGTCGGTTGTACATTCAACTTTGCACCGCACGCTGACGGCGAACAAACAGCATCGGGAAAAGCAAAACTTCTTCGAGCGTATCACGACGAAAGTGTCCACGTCTTGCATCTCAAGTCACGCCTCAAGGAATTGCTCTTCGAGGGACTCTTGCCATGACAAGTGAACCAGAAAACAAAATCACAGACAAAAAGAAACAACCCAAACGCGCAATAGTAATCGCAGCATTTGGCGACCGCGCGACGCAAGTCGAACGACTTGTACACAACATCAGACGTTTCGTTGACTACCCAATTCACATTATCACGACGGAAGACTCTAATATTGGCGATGCATACTTTTTCGGGGGCATACATCGAGAATACGTCACGCGACTCTGGCCAGCACACCAACCACGCAGCGGCGTGCGTAATAGCAACTACTACAAAGTCAAGTGGGTAGTCACTGAGTCGTTCAAGTTGCAAGATTATTCGAGCATTCAATTCGACTCGATATTGCTTCTCGACGACGACATGCTAATTATTGACAAGAATTTCGTTGATGGTTTCGACATGGCTGAACGATTCGGCGCAGCGTTGCCATTAAATCCAAGAATATACACCTGGGCGAACGCATTTGGCGCAGACGTCTTAAAAAAAGACCTCGACGATTTGTGGCGAATAGGCGTGCCTAGTCACTCGCCCGCCGTAAACTTCGCGCCGTTCTTCGTATCGCCGAAACACAATCGAGCACGCAACTTTCTAATTACATTGCAAAGCGAACTGCGTGACAACACTTGCAGAGGCACGCTCGCGGTAACCAAGGCTTCATGGCAAACAGGATTCACGCCGTTGTACTTGCCACAACAGTGGTGTGTATGCGGTGGCGAAGCTGAGTACATAAAACAATACACGCAACAACTTCGTGGTCAGCAAATGCCAATACCGCCAATCATGTTGCATCTCGGCCACGAAGAAACCCAACGAGTTTTCAAAGATGAAATTGCAAAGTTCAGTTGACCAACCTACACGGCGAACCAGATCAACAATGCTAAACCCAAACAAAATAAAACTAAATCGAGTTTTGCATGGCAAGAATCAAGACGTCCTGAAAGACTTTCCGTCGAACTTCTTTGACTCGGTCATAACTGATCCACCTTACGAGCTTGGCTTCATGTCGAAGGCATGGGACGCGAGCGGCGTAGCGTATAACGTCACAATGTGGGAAGAAGTCTTGCGAGTTGCAAAGCCCGGCGCAACGTTGTTCTGCTTCGGCGGGACGCGGACGTACCACCGCGTAGCTTGTGCAATCGAAGACGCGGGTTGGCAGTTGAAAGACTCGCTAATGTGGATTTATGGCAGCGGATTTCCGAAGAGCATGGACATAAGCAAAGCGTTGGACAAGGAAGCAGGCGCAAAGCGAGAGATATACGCAATTCAAGAACGCAAACCCCGCATTACGGCAGGCGTAACTTTCGCGCAGGCAGATAAGGCTGAGAGATTCGTGTATTCGCACCCCGCGACGGACATCGCAAAACAATGGAACGGATACGGAACAGCGTTGAAACCAGCGTTCGAGCCGATCATCTTGGCAATGAAGCCACTCGAAAAGGGATTAACATACGCCCAAAACGCCCGCAAGTGGGGCGTCGCCGGTTTGAACATAGACGCAGGTCGTATTTCGACAAGCGACAGTCTTAATGGTGGCGGTTATGATCCAAATTGCAACAGTAAGAAACAATCGTCACAAGCAACAAGTTACGCAACTAAAGTAATTCAGTCTGAGTTTGTGCAACCGTCAGGACGTTGGCCCGCAAACGTAATCCTAAGTCACTCGCTGGACTGCGTACAAGTCGGCACGCAACAAATCAAGGGTAATAATCGCCCAAATTGCAAAGATGGCGTTTATAGTCATGAGACTATTATAGGTTCTTGGGGATATAAGCCCAATAAGCATACGACAATAATGCACGGTGACGAGAACGGCCAGGAGACGATCGACGTTTACGCCTGCGTCCCCGATTGTCCGATTCGCATCATGGATGCCCAAAGCGGAAATCGACCGTCTTGTAACAGTCCGAGTAGCGCAAAACCAGAAAGTAAATTTAGACCCGGACAAGGAAACTATCAGCCGCAAGGACCAACCTACCCAGGAGACTCCGGCGGAGCGTCGAGATTCTTCTACACAGCCAAAGCAAGTCGAAGCGAACGCGAGTTTGGATTAAAAGATTTTGTGCCATGCGCTCAGTGCTGTGAGTTTGGCACCGAACAACATACGGCGGACGCCAAAACAAACAGGCCAGCAGGCAAGTGTCTTCGCAACAATCACCCTACGACGAAGCCATTAGCTATAATGGATTATCTGTGTAAGTTAATCAAAATGCCAAACCAGGATAAGCCGCAAATAGTCTTAGACCCATTTTGTGGCTCAGGTACGACGCTGCTTGCGGCAGAAGCAAATGGAATGAAGTACATTGGAATAGACATGATCTTAGATCATGTAATGATAGCAACTTCGAGGAGCATCAAGCATACGTTTGAAGAGGTTGTGGATACGCAGATGACTGCGGAGGAAATAAGCGGCGTCGCGGAACAACTTTCTTCTGATGATTTTGGTGATTTGTTAATTTGAGTCACGCCATGAATAATCAGTATAAAATAAGACGATTTAAGTGTATAGGCTGCGGTATAGAAGTAGAAACAAGGAGGCCAGTTAAGAACACAAAGTATTGTTCGTTGGCCTGCTATCGTAGGTCTAACAAACCACAATGCAAAACGGGTAGGAATATTCTGTGTGATGTTTGTGGCGGGGAGTCATATAAACCAAAAGCGTACCCAGAACGTAAGCACTATTTTTGTTCTGCGCAGTGTGCTAATCAGTGGCAAGGCAGGAATAAATTAAAGTTTACTTGTAAGACGTGTGGCAATGAATTTAAGTGGAGTCCGTCAAGAATATCCAAGCACAATCCTACGTACTGTTCCATAGAATGCAGAACAGCGTGTCCCGCCTGGAAACGCAACGCAGTGATTGAGGGAAACCTTGTACAGCAGAATAACAAGAGCCCAAATAAGTTAGAAGTCGCAGAGTGCCGATTATTAGACACACTGAAGATTGAATATTTGGCGCAGGTGCTTATTTGTAAGAAGTTTGTTGTAGATGTTCTCATACCCGAACTTAATATCGTGATTCAGTGGGATGGTGACTATTGGCATGGATATGATGGGATAAAAGATGCTCGTCAGAAGAAACGATGCAACTTAGATAAATCGCAAGATGCGTATATGAAGAAGGCTGGGTATACTGTGATTCGGTTTTGGGAACATGATGTAAAAGATGCAAAAGATATTGTTATCAAGAAAATTCAAGAAACTGTAACGAACGCAGCACAGCTATCATCCGATGACTTCGAGGATTTGATTATATGAAACCCTGGACAAAAGAACACGAACTAGCGTACTGGGACGCAGAGTCGGACGACTATTATCTCGCAAACATCCGCCAAAAATTCGGGCTGTTTGAAGTCATAGAGTTTTTTATGCAGCAGTTCGGGCGAATAGGGATTAGTATGATTGACGTAGCTGTAGACATTGGTGGCGGCGCGTTTGGTGGCGCATTACACTACATACGTGAGTCGTCAAGACAGGCAATTCTCGTAGACGCACTCGCACCAGAGTTCCGAGCAATGGGCAAACTCCCACCACACATAGACTCAATAACAGCAGACTTCGACGACATACCATTGAAAGACGAAATTGCAGACGTGTTATTCGCGTGGAACGTCTTTGACCACGCGACGAGCAACGAGCATTTCATACTTGGGATGCTCGAAGCCAAACGTCTGTTAAAACCCGGCGGACTCTTCTTCGGATCGTTTCCGTTACGCACAAAACCCAGCAACGGGCATCCAGTGACACTCACTGAAGAACTTGTGATGCGTCAATTAAACCATAAGCAGCCGCGACAACCCTGCCATATTAGCAGCGGTCAGCGACCTAATGAATTCAAAATACTAAAAACATTCAAAGTCCACGAACCGCACTATCGCGACGAAACGTTGTTTGTCGTTGCTGAAAAGATGCTGCGATTGCCGAGTTAGCGTAAATAAATAGAGCAACAACATCTGGCGATGCAATATGAAACCACTAAACGTGCTATCTTTGTTTGATGGAATTAGTTGTGCTCAAATAGCACTAGGGCGGGCGGGTTTCAAAGTCGCGAATTACTTTGCTTCTGAGATTGAAGTTGCGTCAATGAAAGTTACACAATATAATTACCCAAACACAATACAACTCGGCGACGTGACAAAGATTAGAGCAACAGATTTGCCGAAAATTGATTTGCTTGTTGGCGGGTCGCCTTGCCAGGGGTTTTCATTTGCGGGTAAAATGTTGAATTTCAGCGACGAGCGTAGCAAGCTTTTCTTTGAATATGTCAGGCTATTAAAAGAATGCAAGCCAAAGTATTTTCTTCTTGAAAACGTTAGAATGAAGAAAGAGCATCAAGATGTTATTTCTGAACAACTTGGTGTGCGACCTGTCTTGATAAACTCGTCTGTACTTTCAGCGCAAAGCCGAAATAGATTATACTGGTCAAATGTTGACATAGATACTCCAGTTGATTTGAATCTTGTAACTGAGGATATTGTTGATAGCGATGGACCATTCAAATATTTGGATGATTTAGCCACTCTTTCACGAAACTATACTAGTAGCAGCGTGTTTTATGACTTTCGAAAGCCAATTTCTCAGAGTCAACGCCGTCAAGCTGCGTACTTAACCAAAAAACACATGGCAATAACTTGTGGTGACATGCCTGCCATTTTAACAGCTAATGGACGAATACGAAAAACAACTTTGTTGGAACAAGAGCGACTTCAAACAGTCCCGGATAATTATACAAGTTGTGTGTGTCAGACCGCTAGACATAAGTCACTTGGGAACGGGTTTACAGTTGATGTGATTGCCCATATTTTTAGTTGTATTCGTTGGAATAAGACTATGCAAGAGGCTCAGAACGCCGCGCAATTATCATCTGATCAATTCGAGGACTTGATTATATGACAAATCAAAAACCTAAAGTAATCTTAATCTACCCAAACCAAGTCCGCGAGTCGTTCGTCGAGCTTTACCAGAAGCACCGTTTCCCAAACATCGGCCCACGACCAAACCCGATGGTCAGCCTCGGCATGTTATATATCGTCGCAGCGATTCGAGACGTTTGCAATGTCACGTACGTAGACAATAACATCCAGAAGTTGTCAACGCACGACTTAACACAATACATCTTAAAACAAAAGCCGGACATCGTAGGATTCGGGGGCACTTTGACGGAGTGGCCGCAGGCATCGCAAGTCGCCGCGTCACTCAAAGAACAACAGCCAGACATTTGTACAATTTATGGCGGCCCAAATGCCAGCGCAAACCCAGCGAAGCACGTTAAATATTTCGATTTCGTCTTTCGTGGTTGGGCTGAGCAGTCGTTTAGAAAATTCATATTAGATTTCGCAGACCCAAATGCGTGTCCTGATGCAGAATTGATTGACGGCTTATGTCACCATGATATAATATCGCCACCAGCATTAAACATAAATCTCGACGACGTGAAATATCCGGCCCGCGACTGCATCGACATTGGTAATTACAAACGAGTTCAGTTTCCAACGCATCCGACGCAGTGCTGTGATGGCAATGGCGTATGCCAGCCACCAACAGACGTCGTCGTAGCGTCCAGAGGTTGCCCACACGCTTGTTCGTTTTGTAGCAGCAAGTCAATATGGCAACAGCGGCACAAAACACGCCCAGCGGCGTCTGTGGCGGACGAAATACGTATGATGCAGCGTTTGTACGGCACCAGAACAATACACTTCAGGGGGGACAACACAACGGCGAACGCTACATATCTTGAATCGCTCTGCAAAGAACTCAAAACGCTCCACGAATCAACAGGATTAACATGGATTTGCCAGTCACGTATAAACGTCCTTGATCGGCCCACAATCCGAATGATGAAGAACGCCGGTTGCCGTGTGATCTGTGCGGGCTTTGAATCGGCGAACGACGAGACGCTTCAATACATAGACAAGGGTTTTCGGTTCAAAGACGTAGTACACGCAATCGAAAATCTCGAACGCGAGAAAATGTTCTACTCTGGTGGATTTATTGTCGGCGCACCGAACGAAGGCGAGAAAGAAATCGAACGAACGCTACTTTTCACTCGCAACGTGTCACAGTTACCGTATTCGTTTATACCGCGTGGCGCAGGTCGTTTAGTAGGCTGGCCCGTCTCTGAGATGTACAACGAAATGCTTGCGAAAGACTTAGTAGAATTCGACTGGCAAGATGGGGAGTGTTTAATACCTCGTACTTATAAACTTTCAGCGAAGCAAGTCGAGCAGACAATAGCTAAGCACTGGTAGATAATATGGATAAAAAGAAAGGGACAATCTATATTTATGCGTTCTACTTTCCAACATCAGATAAGTATTACATTGGTCAAACGTGTGATATAAAACGCAGAATATCTGACCATATTAAGGGTAGAACTGGTAAGAACCTTCCGATTCATAATGCGATTAATAAGTATGACGATTGGGAAGTGACGCCACTTCATGTTTGTTATTCTCGCGATGACGCAGATAGGATCGAGATCGAAGAGATCAGAAACTTCAACTCAATTATGCCAAATGGTTATAATCTCACAGCAGGTGGTGAAGGCGGAGACACGTTTACTAATAACCCAAATAAAGAAGAAGCCCGTGCCAAAATAAGTGCTGCGGGTAAAGAACTAGGGCATAAGCAACGTGCTGAAACTGTCAGGAACACGCTGGGTAGGACATACGGTACGTTGTATGTCGCGGAATATATACCAGAAGAATCCACAAGCAAGAAGGATAAGTATCGTTGTGTCTGCGTTTGTGGTAATGAAAAGAATATCTGGGGCACAAACTTACGCAACAAAAATACTAAAAGTTGCGGGTGCTCTAGGAGGCAAGCAAATATTAAGAAGATGGTTGGTAAAACGTTCTACCAAGTTTATGTTATAGAGTATTTACCAGAGCCGTCAAAAAGTATAGACAGCTATCTATGTAGGTGTGATTGTGGCAATGAAAAAATTATTAGTGGGTCAAGTTTGCGGTCCGGCAGGGTGAAGAGTTGTGGTTGCTACAAGAGAACGAAAACAGTAAATAAAATGTTGGGCCAAACATTTGGCAGGCTCTATGTCGTAGAGTACGTATCAGATATAAAGGGCAGATCAGATTGGTATAGATGCAGTTGCACTTGTGGTGACGAGAAGGTCGTTAGAGGTATTAGTTTGCGATCGGGGAACACCAAAAGTTGCGGCTGTATTAGGCACGAGAGGATGACTGGTGATAATCACCCGATGAGGCAACCTGAGATAGTGGCTAAGAATCGAGTAACCAAGAAAATAAAGCACATTAAGAAACTGAGATCACAGATTAAAGAGCTAGAGGCGAACAGTGATAAATAGTGGTGACAAAATCTTAGGTATCGTCGCGCATCCTGATGATGAATTTTTATGGCTGTGGTCTGTGTATCAGCGACAGGATATTGAAAAGTATCTCGTCGTAATTTGCAGTGATTTGAATAGGAAGGGACCACATCGTAGGGCTGCTTTGCAAGAAGTTTGTCAGCAAGAAAATATCAAATTGCATGAGTGTCTCGATGTAGATAACAACTTTGGTAATTTGCCAACACGTCGAGCAAGCTACTTGCTTACAGACGCAGTCAAAGAAATCGAAGACACAATATCAAAAGCAATCAGTGACATTAAGCCTAACTATGTAGCGAGCCACAATATCTGTGGAGAATATGGCCACATGAGTCACCGTCTGCTGTTTGAACTAGTGTCTCAAAACGAAAATGCCAAGAATGTAATATTTACTGATATAGTTCAGAAATCGAATCACAGATCGAGTGATGCAATTCCTCAAAGTGTCAGAGACGCATACTACGGGAAGCAGATCAGCAAACAAATTCAGCATTTAGACTTAGATTTTTACGCTAGGTGCAAAAGAATCTATGAAGATCGTCAAGCGTTTACATGGTGCTATCCACCAATCGAGACGTGCAATTTGTTTATCATCAACGAAGATAATTAAACTGAAAGAATGGAAATGAAGCTCAGAGCAGAACTAAACAAGCACGCAGCATTAGTTGTTCAGCTTTTAGTTTTTGTAGTGTTTGCAGTACTCGCTGCTCGGTCCCTGCGCGGAGTTTCTGTTCTCAACCATCGCGTTTCAAATGTAGCTGGTAATTTATCAAGACTCGATGATAGAACAAACGACGTAGACTACTACCATCGTGTCGAATATGACGCGCTGGCTAAACAATCGCAAGACCTACGGCAAGCAACACAAGACCTACGAAACACGCTACACAACGAAACGTCACTAATATTTCCATCACTCATCAAACAAGCCATGCCCGCCGTCGTGGGTGTTACCGACTCAAGCAACCCGATCAATCAAATCAACGGTTCGGGTTTTGTAATCGACGCAGCTAATGGCTACATAATGACAGCCAAGCACGTTGTTGACCGAAGTCTAAGGAATACACAATACGAAATAGAATTAACGTGCGGCGACCGAATCGCGGTTAAAAGAATATTCAAGTACATTAAAGATGACCTCGCGATTCTTGTTGTTGATACGTCAGACCCAAACTATTGCTTAGTATCAGAACTCCCGATTGCTAATCCGTACCGCGCACTTCGACGGGGCGATATTGTAATTGCAATTGGGCACCCGTTCTCGATTCTATTCTCAGCGTCAGCAGGGATTATTAGTAACCCAAATAGTAAACACATAAAGCACATTAAAGAGGGTCGAGCAGAACGTATTCAACTTGATATGATGCTGAACCCAGGAAATTCGGGCTGCGCCATATTGGATACACAAGGCAATGTGATTGGCGTCTGGGTTACGGGGCAATGGGTTGTTAGGCAAAGTGCTGGTGTGTGTTTTGCAGTACCTATCAAAACAATCAACGACTGCATAGCACGTTTTAACGAATGGCTTGTGTCGAATGAATAACGACACAACGCCGAACAACAAGCACACACAACTACCAACAAGATAAGCACCTTGAGTAACAACGCGAGAATATAAATGTCAGACCACGGACCAGTAAATACAAATCAGACAGATGAAGTTTCACCCGTCGCAGTACCTGGCACAGGCTACTCGCAGATGGCGGAAGCGTGGGAGTTGATTCTCGATTTGCTCGGCGGGACACGGGCGATGAGAGAGGCAGCGAAGAAGTGGCTCCCACAGGAAGCACAAGAACTCGACGACTCGTATTTTTCGCGTCTTCATAGGTCGATACTATACAATGCGCTAAAAGACACAATAAGCAAACTGCGCAATCGTCCGTTTAAGGTTCCCGTCATTGTCACAGACTTGCCAGATGGCTTGTCATATCTCGAAGAAGACGTAGACGGCATGGGGACTACCCTGAGCGACTTCGCCAAGGGCATTATTGAGAACCTTATCAAGTTTGGCAAGGCGCATATTTATGTTGACCACAGTAACATGGCACCGGGCGACGATGGTAGTGAGTCAACTGCACGCAACCGTCAGGATTCTAACCAGCAAACGTCTGGCCAATCCACAGGCGACACCGCAGCCAGCATTGCAAACATAACAATCCAAGGCGAAAAAGATGCGGGTGCAAGAGTATTCTTTTGGAACATATCGCCGGTAGACTTGATCGGCTGGCAAACAGAGACACTAAACAATGTCACGAACTTAACGCAAATCCGCGTCCAAGAGACGGCCATCGAGCCAAACGGCGACTATGATGACATGGAAGTTAAATACATCAACGTGTTCAACAAAGATAGCTGGGAAATATGGCGTCAAGACGATGATGACCCAAATAAATATGACATCGTCGGTGCAGGCCCATCGACGCTCGGCAAGATTCCGCTGATTACAATCTATGCAGACAAAACAGGATTCTTGACCGCTGACCCACCAATGGAAGACTTGGCGTGGCTCAACTTAGCACATTGGCAGAGCTATTCAGACCAGCGTAACATTTTGAAGTACTCTCGTTTCGCACTTCTCTTTGGCAGGGGAATACCCAAGAAACAAATTGACGCGGCAGACGGTGTTGTTGTTGGTCCCATGCGTGCGATTCTTACAGAGTCTGAGACAGCGGAGTTGATGTATGTTGAGCCAGCAGGCAAGGGCATCGAAGCGGGCGAGAATGACTTAGCAGACCTTGAGAAAAAGATGCAAGTCTTAGGTAACCAGCCAATGGTCAAGAACGTCGCAGTCACAGCGACGACGGACCGAATCGACGAGAGTCGAACGGTGAGTCAGTTACAGGCGTGGGTCGTCGCAGCAGAACGCGGACTACTCCATGCTTTAGAACTCGCGTCGGAGTGGCGCAAGATTGACCCGCCCGAAACAATGCAAGTCGATATTTTCCACGACTTTGAAGCGACAGTCTTGGGTGGTGGTGACAAAGACTTGCTCCACAAAATGCGGGACAAACGTCAAATCACCAATGAGTTAATGCTCCGTGAAGAACAACGACGCGGCGTATTTTCAGAAGACATGGACCCAGAAGCAGAAGCCAAAGCCGTTGCAGATGAGGAAGAAGACATCGCAAATCTCGAAGCCGCCGCAGCACTCATCGACGACGAAGAGCCGCTCGATGACGACGATGATCTGCTCGACGAAGAGTAATAAACACCAAACACAATGGCAAAGAAAACCCTACAACGAATTACAGTCAACGAGCAGTTGCTGAACAGATACACTCGTCACGCGGTGTTTTTGCAGCAACTTGAGAAGGGCGAAGCGTTGCGCATCGGGCGTTTCATGAAGCAGAACGTTTTCCCGAGCATCTTTCAAAAGTTAATAGCAGAATTAAACAAAGTTAAAGACATTAAAACGATTGGCAGCGCACGACGGATCAAGCGGCTTAATCAAATGCTCGCAACAGTACGACAAACGGCAATCGCCGGATTTGTTCGTGCTGAGAAGCAAGCCATAAGTCGCCTTGTTGGTGTGAGTCGATTTGAGGCACAATGGAACATCAATACAATTGAACGAACGGTGCCACTTGACATAAGCATGGTCATGCCGAGCAACGCAGTCTTGCGAACGCTTGTCACCACGAAAGCATTCGGCGGACCAGATAACCAGCACAAGCTTGACACATGGTTTAAGGGTTTGTCGAAGTCAGT